AAGCGTGTAAGACATTCATTCAAATCACTTGCGCAAGATACTGATAATTCAGCCACCTTGTCTACGCTTCTTTTAACCCCGAAGGTTGTTACTTTTCTGTGGACACCTACATTTATTGCGCCTTCCAGTGTTCCCCAGATTTCATTTGCCGACAGTGAATCCGAAGGTTCATCGGAGGGCGATGAAGTAGAAATTTCTGAATCTGCGTTACCCCCTGTGGAACTCGTTGATGATGCTCAAGAGACCCAGGAACAGTATTTGTTAACCCGTCTCCGGGCCGCCAGGGCTCGTGTTGAGGCCGAGCAAATACGAATGCAATATTTTGAGACAACAGGTCGAATGCCCCCGGATTCGGAGGATGAGGATGAATGAATGCTATCTTTTTTATACAATGCTAACAGAATAATCTGATGTCAGGCCTAAGAACTCGTGACATCGTATTAGGATTGGTTGCCCTCGCCGTTGTTGTATTCGCTGTATATCTAATTGATCCTTCCCTAGGTGGACTACTACGTCGTGACGGCTTTATGGGTACTCTTTCTTCAGCGGCCCTTGGAAACCAGCCCGCCAACTTCCCTGGAGGTGCGGGGGCGGCAATGCGTGATGCTGTTATGTCAAACCCTAACAGAGCCGAGGGCTTCGCTAACCTAGGTGACATGGAGGGCCCTGCTTCTTTCGGTGATGCCGAGAAGCCCGAGGGATGCTACCCTCGTGACCAGCTCACGCCAGGTGAGCTGTTACCAAAGGACCAGAACAGCGTGTGGTCCCAGCAGAACCCCATGGGTACAGGCTCCCTAAAGGGCAAGAACTTCTTGTCTGCGGGTGCTCTCATCGGTATCAACACTGTTGGCCAGAGCATGCGTAACGCGAACTACCAGCTCCGTTCTGAGCCCCCAAATCCCCAGGTTGCCGTCTCTGTCTTCAACCAAAGCACAATTGAGCCTGACACGAACAGACGCTCTCTCGAGATCGCGTAGGCTTTTTAGAAAAAAGCCAGCAAAAAGAAAACGCTCAGGTATAGCCATACCAAAAATAAACAAATTACACAAATTACATTATCAATGTATTTTGCGTGATTAATAAATAGCTCTTGCTTTACCTTTTTCCTAAAAAGGCTTTAGATGGATACAGTTGTATCAGGGGTATGGGGCCTATTTCATAATGCTACATCAAAGTATCCAATTGTACATGTTCGCAGTAAGGTTGATGGCCTTATGTATAACGTACGTGATATGCCCGATAAACAAGAAGCTGCCGACCTTTTAGCCCGTGTAAGACATAAGTTACAGAAACTCATTGATGTACTCCGGCAAAGATATCCTAATAAGCCTCAAGTCATTCAATTAAATGAGAAATTTCAGGCCGACCCAAGACGCTTCTATGAGGCAACTCCGGATTCTGAACATGTGTCTTATAGTGTAAACAAGGGTGACAGTATCCACTTGTGCTTGAGACAAAAAGATCAAGCGAAGGAACCTCTAGTTGAAGAAAACGTCATGGTCTTTGTTGCTCTACATGAAATGGGGCATGTTATAACATCTCCAAGCGTAGCAAGCCATGGTCCCGAATTCTGGAACAACTTTGGATGGCTTTTAAGAGAGGCTGAGGCATTAGAAATCTATAAATACCAGGACTTCCGTGCTCATCCCGTCAAGTATTGTGGTGAAAGTATCACTGACCAACCAAAATACAATCCAGAAAAGGATTATCCGGATGTCATGGGTAACCCTCTCAAGATAGGAAACGTAGGTTAATTTAGATGTCTCTTGACTTAGGAAAACAGTTCAAATCGCTCCTCGAACCTGAGATGATGGAGGAAGGATTTGTAGATCAAACCTTACATTTAAAAATACACAGGTTTACATCTGGTTCAGCTGATGATGAAACAGAAGACCTAGAATTAGGGCCTCTACCAAGATGGTTTACCTTATATGAAGTAAAGCTTGCACTATGGAATTTAAAACAGCGAAATCCATCTTTCTCACCTGCTCTTGTGTTCATGGGAATAAAGGAAGGTGTTGCTCAGGAGGCACTTGGTGAAGAAGAGGTAGTGCCTCAGGAGGCACCCGCTCAAGAAGAGGCTCAGGAAGAGGAAGAGGCTCAGGAAGAGGAAGAGGCTCAGGAAGAGCAAGAGGTTCAGGAGGCACCAGCTCAAGAAGCACCTGCTGAAGAGGCACCTACACCTCAACAGCAACCAGCTGAAGGGCCACGTGAAGAGAAACCAGATACACCAGTTCTAAGACAGGCATTAGGACTTGCTCCTAAAAAAAGAACTGTTATCAAGCTTGGTACACCATATGTAGCGCCAGCTACTCAAGCAAAGAAGAAAACTGTTATCAAGCTCGGCACACCTTATGTACCTGGCTCTACTGTAAAGAAGGGCGGCTCCCAACTAATGGGTGGCTTCCAGCTAATGGGCGGAGCTAACACATACATGCCCATTGAAGTGCTATGGAAAACAGATGCCTACTTTCCCTTGATAAGCCCTGAACTTCGCATGACCGGTCCTCCAGATGACCGTTTTGTAGATTCAACAGGCTCTCAGAAATCTGTAGGAAAGACGAATCGAATTCGAATGACCTTGTCAGATATCTTTGAACTTGACAAGGCTAAGGGAATACCAGAAATCCATGTATTCTTATACACTGATTTAATCGACCGCATCGTTGGACCTAGACCCTTAGGCGAGAGAGATGCCTATGGTCGTATTATACCCTATTTTCCTTATTTAGACCCCGCTGATATGCCGGATTCAACCGGTCAAAGTGCTATAACATCTATAATACTAGCACAAGCTGACCAAACGGCTGCTGCTCTAAAACAATGTAGATATCTAAGTAAACTATTAATCGATTTAGAAGGTGACCTGAAATTACCAAAGTTAGATGGTGTCAAATTCATCAGATGGGCCTGGAATGTATCACCGTCAAATTGGGAAGGCCCCGCCATCTTATTCTTTGGAACTCGTGTAACCCATGAGAGACCCTTCATGCGTTTCTTTCCTGGAACAGGTCAACCTCTAACCAAAATTCACGTAAAAGGTTTATTACCCATTCCAGACTTAGCTGACCCAAGTCTTCTTATGACCTGGAAACAAGATAAGAACCCTGATATTGGCAAGGATAGTATGTATATTAAATTAGCCTTATCTGAATCGCGTGATACACCTCTTTACGCAACTATGCGCATTTGGAATGATGGAACATCTGATTTACTCATTCAACCATCAAAACAAAAGCGTCTACTAGACCCATATAGTGACTTGGAATCTGCTCCAGAAGCCCTGGAATCTTCTCTGGTTGATTTACCATATGGTCTACAAAGCCCTAATTTAGCACAGATTGATGTAGTTCTAAAGATACGCATGGAGCGTGATGATGCGCCAATCACAAGGGCAATCTTACAAAAACGTCTGAAGGCTTTTTCATCTATATTTCAGGAAATCCCTGCGTTACCTGAAGAAAATCCCTTGGCCATGATTCGTTTCAAGGGCATTAGTAATTTCTCAAGTGAAGATCGCATCTTCGCATTTTTAACTCAGATTGCGACACACGAAATTATAGCAGGAGAAACCAATGAGGATACTTGGGCCCCTCGTGTATCTGAAGAATTTCAGATGCCATTGCCAGAGGCTAGAAAGCAAGTTGTTTCCTGGCTCGCACAGAGAAATGAATATGTTCTAGCAGTTCCTGAAACAAAGGATTATATCTTAAATAAAAATCCAGGTGTAGATATTGCGATTTATGCACAACATCCAACATATAATTTCCATATTTACAGAGCTGAGAGTTTCCAGGTATATAAGACAATCACGAATTTACTTGGTTTACTAATTACTGCTCCATCTGATAGATTTACAAGCGACAAACCGGCAACGGTCGCAGCAAAAACCGTTTTAGCGACAATGGCTGCTCCTAAGCCTGTTACCGCTTTGCCCAAGCCTGTTACCGCTTTGCCCAAGCCTGTTACCGCTTTGCCCAAGCCTGCTACCGCTTTGCCCAAGCCTGCTACTATCGCTGAAGCCTTAGCAAAGCCTGCTACTGTAGTACCTGCAGAAGATGGAACTATTCTGGCTGAAGATGCGGTTGATTCTATGAAAAAGGGCGCTGACTTACCTGGCGCTGGCACTATAATGCAAGTAGAAGCTCCTAAGAAAAGAACAAAAATAATATTAGGAACACCATTTGTAGCCCCTGCTACTGTTGTCGAACCTGCGGCTGAACCTGCGGCTGAACCTGCGGCTGAACCTGCGGCTGAACCTGCGGCTGAACCTGCGGCTGAACCTTTGGTTGAACCAGAACCAAACGAAGAACCTCCTCCCTTAATAAAATATGAAGATATGACACCAGAACAACAGGCTGTAGATGATAGACGAGCTGAATTAACTGCTGCGAGACGTGAAGAAGAATCTAAGATAGCTGAAGAATCTGTTATTCCTGATGGGGTACCTCTAAATGAAGAGGAAGAAGAAGCTGTATTTCCTAATGGGGCACCTCTAAATGAAGAGGAAGAAGAAGCTGTATTTCCTAATGGGGCACCTGAAGAAGCGAAGGAGGAAATAGAGGATGCTGAGGAAAAGGCGGCTGAAGAGAGGGAAGAACAAGAGGAAGAAGATACTGCATTCAATAATATGCCCAATTTTATTACAGGCATGAAAGGTGGTGAACTACAGCGCGTGGGTGGAGCCCAACTAATGGGTCGAACCCAACTAATGGGTGGAGCTCCAAAGAAAAAGGCCACTATACCTGAAGGCATGACAGAAGAAGATGTGAAGGCAGCAGAGGCCTTTAAGAAACCAGTCGATGACAAGGCAATCAAGGTCAAGAAATACTATATAGACAAGTTAAAGTTAGCAGATGCCGATGTATTCAATTACTCTACGAAGGGTGAGCGTGGATACGTAAGTCACTGTGCGGCCAATGAATCCAGACAGCCAATTGTTTTAGACAAGGATGAATTCAATGAGATGAAAGAAATCTATGAGGACGATGGCGACCTGGAATTCATCGTTTATCCTGACGACTCACAGCCTGCTAAATTTCCTGCGAGACAACCATCCAAGGATGAAAATAGTTCTGGTAAGATAGATGCTAAGGGTTTTCCTGATGAAGATAATAAGGAGATTATAACACTAGTTAAATATGGGTCAAAGGCTAAGAGAGTTAATTACTATTTCTGTCCACGTCTCTTTTGTGTAAGAGATCGCTTAATGGTAAGATACAAGGATTTCAAGTCTAGTACAGACAGAAAGGGGGCACCAAAACCACCAATGTCATGTCCATTCTGTAAGGGTGTGCTAGTAGATCCTGATTCATTTGACAAAGACTCAGACCGCGATCCAAATATGACAGTCTTACAGCGCAAGACAAGACCTGGGTCTGAAACAGAAAGACAAATTTACATTGGCTTTTTAGAAAAGAAGAAGAACCCAAGTGGAATGTCCTTGCCTTGTTGCTTCGCAGATGGTAACAAGCGTTTTACAGGTGATAATGACGCAGAATTCGAGAAACTTGGTCTAAGCCCTATAGGTAAGGGCGCTAAGGCGCCTGCTTTGGCTCAGCCTTTAGCTGATAAAATTATGGGCAAACCTCTAACAGTGGCTAAGCCTGTAACAGTGGCTAAGCCTGTAACAGTGGCTAAGCCTGTAACAGTGGCTAAGCCTGTAACAGTGGCCAAGCCTCTAACAGTGGCCAAGCCTGAAACAGTCGAAGAAGTTGAGGAAGAACCTGAGCCAGCTCCTAAAGTCCAAAAACAAGTAGCCTTCCAAGAGGCTCCTGTAACTGAAGAAGAACCTGTAGAAGCACCGAAACAAAAGATTGATAGTTCCTATGAAGCTAATTTCTATCGCGTAATGCAGGGTGTCAGTGTAAAAACAATTGTAGATGCTTCTCGTATTCCTCTAGAAATTGTAATACCCAAGGCTGGTGCTCCAACGGATCCTAAATCTGGCCCTCAAGTTGGTCTCTTACCCACTGCGCTAGACCTTTATTTTGAACAAGACTCCACATCTGATAAATTCGCAGCACGTGACATTACGAGAAAACTCAAGCCAACTGCCAAAGGGTTTCTCAGACTTGGTGTAGATAATACTGACTTGAATAGGTCATTCTTGTCGGCTCTAGTACCCTTCTTCGAAAAACAAGGAAATGCCAGAACAGTTGTAGAAAAATATATGGATACCCAGATTACTCCGAAACGTTTTATTCAGATGAATAGTGGAAATCTAGTTAATGAATTTTACAATAAATGCCAGGCAAAGAGACAAAACGATATGCGTCAATGGGCATCAGAACAATTAAATATCGACCAGTTAACAAGTGCCAATATTCCTGCCATTGAACGGATGATGAATTCCTACGAATGTTTCAAAGATTTCATGGATGACCCCACTCAGAAAAAGGACCCACGTATCCTATATCAAGTTCTAGCTGAACCTGGATTTTCATCAAAGAGAGGTCTTGTCTTACTTATCCTGGAAATTTCTGTTGAAGAGGCTACTGTTAAGAGGGGCGATAAATCTGAATTGAAGCGTGAGATTAAATTCGAGAAAATAAGATTTCCTCCTTATCCCCTAACTGAAATACAGAAACAATCTGATATTGGATTTATAATACATTATACAAAGGTAACCCGCGATAGACATAATCCAGAGGTAAGAATTTTCAAAAATCATGGATGGGAGCCATTAATATATGTGGAAGGTAATCTACCAGATGGGCGTCATACTGCCACAATAAGATTTCAGCGGTCTGAGGAATCCACTTGGCCACCCATTGTTCTCAAGAGAGTAAATGAATTCTTTGAACAATGCTCTGGAAAAAGAGGGCCTTTTACAAGTCAATTTGGATTTGACCCCCGCGCTTTAATAGGAGTTACTGACATTATATCTGAAGTAGTAAAATATAAACCAAATGCTATTATTCGCGACTCATACAATCACCTAGTAGGAGTTGCCTACAAGGCTAGTGGAGGAGACCTAATATCAGTTCCAGTCTCAGATGATGGTTCGTTACATTTTAATAAGTTTTTCTTATTTGATTGGGATGATTTTAGTCCAGCTCCTGCTGATACAATTGTTGGATTTTATAGACAATATATATTAAATGTAGATTCATTAAAACCATTTGCTGCAGCCTATAAACCGAAGCGTCTAAGAACCCAAGATGGAAAGGTGGTTGGTGTTGAATTACAAAATAAATTTGTAGTTCCTGCGAAGGAACCTACTAAGGCAATTCAAGGACTTGAACCTCCTAAGCCTATTGCTGAGTTCGAATGGCAAGTGAACAAGGATATTGCCTATGATTCAAGGATGCGTCTGAAGGCGTTTGAGCACGCAGGAGAAGAAGATAAGAAGAAATATGTTCAACTTGAGAGTTCTTCCATACAAGATGAATTAGAAGATGTATATCAGCACTTGCGTCTCGCTTTCTCATCATGGTTATCAAGAGCTGGTCCCACTGGTGGTTCTGAGTTCCGTGATAAAATAGAAAGTATTCTAAAACGCTATGATTTACCTGTCTTTGAAAAAAGAAAAAGATTAGATACAATCCTAGAAGCAAGAGTAACTCGCTGGCTAGAACCAAGTGACGAAGAAGATGAAACTGAATTGGGTTTCTTGAGAGTAGATTGTCTAACTCAAGGGGAAACTGGATGCTCAGGAAGATGTACGTGGAAGGCAGAAGATAACACGTGTAGAATTCACACTCCAGCAACTATAAGGCCAAATGACATTTCTCTTCATGTTCCTAGATTGTTATACTTGCGCTTAATAGATGAATTAATCAGATTTGCCTCAAGAAGACAGGAAATCTTTGATAAGAAGGTGCCTAGGTTAACAATAAGACAAGACGCTCAGCGCATTGGAGACCAATATATTATTCCTGAAGGCTCATCGGATTGGAATTCATGGTGGGAACTCTTGAGGTCAGAGTGGTTCAATACCGAAACAGAAGGAACAAAGTCATTCGATGAACAGTTTGAACCACAACCAGATTTAAGTGAGGCATAAAGGCCCTTTCATTTAAGAAATAGATGGCATTCACATTTACAGATGTTGAACATTTCGATGAACATCTTAATGGTATAGAAGTTTTTCAGAATTATATAGAACCAAATCACGTTGATCCATTAGAAAATGCATACCAGGGCCTTTTAGAACGTAGAAGTAACTTAGTTATACCTATGGCAGATGAAACAGTAAAAATGACTGAAGATGACTTACTTGTAAATAAGAATTTACAGACATCTGCCTTGTTTAATCGTCTGAATGATGAATTTAAGCAAAAGCAAAAGGCACTAGAAGAATACAATACCAACCTTCAGACTATTCAGGAAAGTCATTACAAGATTACAGCTCAGATAGATAGTTTAAGAAAAGTGTATATTTCAACCAGTGTTGATAAGGTAGATAGTTTAAATTCAGTAGAAGATGTACTCAAGAATTATTTTAAGGAAACAAATCCAGTTATCTCTGATAAATTAAGAAATAAGATCGCCACTCTTGAAGGTGAAATCGATAATATTTCGAATAAATTAAATGCTCTTAGAGCCTTAATTGTCACCGGTGTAAATGAGATTGTTAAGCCAGATGATAAGGAAAAGAAAATGTGCCCTGTTTGCTTTGACAATGAAGTCAATACCGCACTAGTGCCCTGTGGTCACACGTATTGTAAGGGATGCTCAGAGGCAGATAGGTCAAGATACGCAAAGTGTCCCCAGTGTCGCACCCAGATTAACGCAAGAATTAAGATATTTTTTTCTATTTAAATAATGTTAATTAATAGTAAAGTATGAGCTATATTATTCCTCAGGCAGATCAATTTGACAATGCATTCTTTTTTAGTATCGATAAACGCGTGTGTAGTGGACAGAATGTTCCTATACAACTTTTACTCTCTAAAAATCTGACTGAATTAGATACATTATCTTTTGATAAGTTAAAGAAAATAGCTAAAAAATTAAATATTCCAGGTCTACATGCTATGAATAAGAATGTATTGTCAAATTATATACGTAGCTCTATTGTTTTTGAATAAGCCTAATCATCCAAAAGGCACGGTGTCTCAATTTGCTCGAATTCAACTGCTTTCTTAGAACCTTTTAGAACAGAACGCATTCGAGCATCCAGCATATCCTGAATCTCATCATCCAAGATGTTGAGCTTGAAGATCTGATAATTCGTGTTGTTTGGGTGGAAGATAACAATGGCCAACTCAACTACCTTGAGACCATAGTGCTTCTGTAAGAACCATCTATAGACATTCAGCTGTAAAGTATAATGCCAGTAATTGACATCGGGTAAGTGCTCCATTGGTCCTAGGCCAGACTGAAATGGGTTCTCCATCTTGATTTCCTTGGAACGCTTCCAATCATAGACTGCGAAGTCACCGTCCTTCCGCTTGAAAATCATGTCAATGCTACCCGTCAGCTTATGCTCCTCGTCCCAGACCTCCCACTCAGTTCTATAGGGCTCCAAGCTGTCCTTGATGTCATTGTAGAAATTCATATAGTAACGCCACTCAGGAGTATCCATAACCTCTAGAGGAATGAGCTGTGGAGCACCATTCAGATGCTTCTCAATGGCCAAGTGTAGGGCAGTTCCCTTTCCTGATGCTTCCTTCCCTGAATTAGACCAGATTTCCTTGATTTCCTTGTCTGTCTTTCCATACAAAGCGTGCTTTTTCCACTTCTCCTCATTTCGCTTCATGGCCTTGATGGCAGCATCTGCGTCAAAGTGGCCGAAGAAGGCGTGAACGAAGCCAGTGGTGGAAACAATCCCTTTCGAGGACCCGTTTACATAATAAGTATGTGTGTCTTCAACAAAGCGCACATTCTTATCTCTTGGATGAGCATTTTTTAAAGCAAGGCTTTGCCAGGGTTCTGGCATATACCTAGCGGTATGAGCTTAGTTACGATGTCAATTTTTAGTTAGGTATGCATTCATATTTCTCTATTAATTCTAAAGAAGGCACAGACCCTACATCCCATTGTAAAACAACAAGTGAATTATTTTCTGTTTGTTCAATTATAGTAAAATAATCTAATATAATATGATATTGTGGCCGGTCAAGAAAATCATCGAATATAACAATACAGTTTTCATTTATCTGTCCTATTAATTTTAAACAACATGCTACGCGAAATCTACCATCTATTAATACCAAATCAGTATCGGATCCCACTTTTATATTACTATATTTTTTCATATCATCTGGCTTACAATCCTTTCCAGGATATCCCCATGAATTAGGAATTGCCATTATATCTATATAATTATACTGTATAGATGGATGAGTAATTTTAGATTGTACATTCTGTATCCATTCTAAATCAGATTCAACTGTACAAATACTCTTAATATTGGGCCTTATAGAAGCCTGATACGTAGAACCACCGGAACCAAATTCTACGTAATGCGTAGCCTTATCGAGATATTTATAAAAAACTGATTTGTCAAGAGGTTTTATTATAGGTTCCATCTTCTATATATACCCTTTATTCAAATCCAGCTACCTTCATAATTGCCTTGCCCAACTTATTCTCGCCTTCTAGGTAACCCTCCTTGGTTCTCTTACCACCATATTCACTTGTTGAAGACCCTGTGAAGAACAAGAGATACTTACCCTGTTGTCTTGCAGCCTCCACAATAGTGTGGAAGCGAGCATCCTTATCCCATCTCTGCTTGACAGCGTTCTCAAGTAGCTCCTCCTTCACAGTAGTCCACTTGGCATCATCGAATTTCGCCTTCCACTTTTTCATTGCTGCCAATCTAGACTCGGTGTGAACCTCTTTCATTTCCTCTACTAACAAGGCTGCCTCACGCGCCTCTGTGAGAGGCTTCGCACCAGCGCCAACACCAATCTCAGCCTGCTTCTGTCTCAAGAACTTCTGGTGAATGGTTCCATCAGGGCCAAAGATACTCTGAGCGAGATTTGGCTTGTCCGTGGCTACCTTATATTTCATGGCAGCTAGGAAATGCTCCATCGAAGGATAGCGCTCACCTGCTGAACGAGGGTCAGGGTCCTGAATGGGAAAGGGAGACCCAGGTGCGAGCCAGCGTTGAGCCAGCTTATCACCAATGCGTAACTTGTCAATGGGAGCAGCCTCGAGCTCGAACTGTAGAACAGCTGCCGCATCATACACCTTTCTGCCATTGGTATCTACTACCTCATTTGCTCCTGCTACCTCGGCGGCATTCGCTACTGCGGTGGCAGCGGCCACGTCTGCAGCTACAGCCTCAGTCTGATCCCCTGAAACAGCGCCCATGGGGACTGTCGCCTTGGGCATAGTCCTTGGAACCTTAGAAGTATTTGTGGTAACTACATCCAGTGTCTGCTCACTCTTACGACGGAATACAAACCATCTGTTCAAGAATGAGAACTGTTCAACCGCAGCTGTCATTGCGAACTTACGACCTGCCTTTGCCGCCATCTTGTGACTGTCGCCGAACATATTTGTGCTATTTTCCAAGCCAAGTGCCTTCAACTCCTCATCGTTACATAGCTCTACACCAATGGATGCCATCTTATCCTGGAGTAGCTTGAATGGCACCAAGTACTCACGGTGAGGAAGGCCAATACTGATGAACTCAACGTCAATGGGCATTCCAAAGGCATCATCGCCTGAAGGGATTTCATCTGCCTCATATTTCTTGGTAATCTTCCACAAGGTCGTGCCACCCTCCTCACCTACACGAGCCTCACGGCCTCTTAGGAAATCAAAGGTCTTCTCGCCATCAAAGCAACATCCAATGAAGTAACCACCGACCTTCAAGTTCTCTGAGATATTCTGGAGGAAGCCACTGAACTTCTCTGCGCTTTCAAAGAAGTAATGAGTAGCAAACATACAACTGATGACATCGGCTCCCATCTTGAACCTATTAGACATCTCATCCTTCACGTAAGGAGGCACCACGCCCTCTGGGACCGTCTTACCTAGAACTGCTTGTAAAATTACCTTGTCATCCACCGTGGAACCAGCCTCTCCACTACGCATGTTCTTCGAGGCATCACCCACTGCGAACACCATCGGTAGGACACTCTGGCGACCATTGCGCAACATAGTCGAATAGAGACGCTGATAAGCACCATGGTTAGGATTATTGATGCTGTCTCCAGCGATGTCGATACCTAGAACAGCACCTGCGTTCACACGACGCCACTTCTGGATGTCCTGAGCCAGGCCCATTCCTAGGTCCAGAAGACCAAGGCCGGCCTTCTTCATGACTGCGTTATACAGGATGGTCTCTTTGATGTATTTGTTGTGGAAGTCACGCAAGGGACCCACACGGTTCATATCCTTCTCGGAAGCCGTGCGGTCAGCGTATTTCTGAGTAATAGCGGCGCGCTCCTTCTCAACCTCAGAGACAGCCACTACCTCTGACATGTTGGGTTGCTCATTGCCTGTGCGAACCATGGACAAGGTGACAGGCTCATGGATGGAATTCCAGATGCTCTGGGCAGTCTGGTTTGAATTGAGAGTGCGACCCAACTCTCCCTTCATGAGACGCTCAGTCTTGTCCTTGCGAACAAGCTTAGGAACCCATCTCCAACCAGCTGGTCTGGAAATATCATAGGAAATCTCCACAATGCTCTTGTCAACAATTGGCTCATTGGAATGCTCACAGTAAGCGTATTCATCACCCGTCTCTGGGTCAACCTTCACCTCCACATAACAGACATTCGCCTTGTCATCAGGGAAATCCTCTGGCTGAAACAATACAGGTCTATACGTATTAGCCTTAGGGTCATAGGCTGCCTTCAGAGGTTGTACCTGAAGAACAATGTCTCGAGGATTTACCTTGGCAGCTCCACGATTTCCACGCTCTCCGACATGGAGTCTGAGAACCTTGTACCGGATCTCTTTTCCAGAAGTTGGATGAAATCCATTGTGAATAGCATCCGAGGTGGTATCCTGGATTTTTTCAGTGACAACCAGGAAATCAATTGTGTTATCGTGGGGAGGTTTCCATTTCATTTGCTCCACGAAATCGCCCTGAGGTTGTTCCGGAAGAGGTACTGAATTCTTTGTAAAGATCAATCCATCAGTTTCATAAATGCGAGGAGTATCCAGAATCTTGGCTGCTTGAGCAAAGATTTCTCCAGCTTTCGCAAACAAGAATTTCTTGGTGCTCACTAACAATTTGGTTTTAGGAGTCATCGGTACAAGCTCCTTGGGCCCAGGAGCCGTATTCCAAAGTTTCTCCCAGGATCTCATTTCATTGTATCTCTGGGGCGCCGTAGGCGCCGCCGGATCGTAAAAGGGAAGACCATGGACATCTCGATTTCCCGGAGCAATGTAAATATCGAAAATTAGGAATTGATGAATTGATTCATTTGCAGAATTCTTAGTAATCCATTCTCCGTCGACCAAGGAATTTGAGCAAGCCGGTACTTCCATTCCGGTTTCATAAACATTTGGAGATGAATCAATTAAGAAGAGGTGTCCTGATTCATTCACATATCCCATGGTTCTGAGACCGTCGGCCTTATCTGTAACATTGTAACCCTCTCGAATATTTGGAGTTCCAGGTTCAACCTGGCTTACCATGTTTGCTAGCTCGAGGGTTCTCGTTGAAACTCCACGAAATCTATCCGTTTTTGTGAGAGCCTTATATCCGGCCAAGACCTGACGCTTTACGGATTCCCGAATCAGAAGAGGACACTTTTGAATTCCACGAAGAATCTCACCAACTCCTTTTACCAATCTTTGAATTGCGAGTTCGGCGGTGTCTCCCTCCTTTCTCTCCAATTCAACTTCCACTTCGTAAATTGGAATTTCATTTGAAATATCTTGTTGCGTGAATTTCGTCACCCACCGGTACTCCCCTCGGACATTCTTCTTGGTTTGCCGAATCATTGACAAATCAAATCGAATTCCATCTCCTCTGAAAGTCCATCGCCGGAGCAATCTGAAAGCCTTCTGCTGAACCTTCCATTGATCGAGCAAATCAGTGACATCTGGATCCTTCTCTCCTAGGACCCTCTCACGTCTGGCCTTGATACGAACACCATATTCCTCTAGGTCAAGAGTGGCATTCTGAACTGTACGGTCCTTGATGATTGCGGAAAACGTTCTGCCTGAAAGGCGATCATCACGACAATACTGTTGTATTACTCCTAGACCGCTGAGGGTGATACGCACATGCTTGGGTGTGATGATGTTCAATGTGTCTTCCTGGGTAACAGACGTATACCCTCGATTCTTTAGTCTCTTTGCGATTGCAGCAAAGGTTGTTGAATTCACTTGACCGCCTGTAGCTCCGCCTGAAGAAGGAGAGGTACTAAATGTAGCCTCTAGTTCCTGCTCAGAGTGGTCCAACCATTCTTGGGTAAGACGTTTTAGCTGATCAAATTCAGCCTTACGAATATCCATTGTGTGGCTTATCTGCTTTGGGTTTCGGTTTCAACTTTAGGTGTTAGTTTGTGTTCGACGCTAGTTTACGTATCGCCTTTGCGCGTCCTAGTTTCTTGCGCAAGTCATCTTTTGATAAGCCTTTTGCTGAGTGCTGCATTGCCTCGTACTCAGATGCCATTGCTTTGATAGTAGCAGCAGCAGGCTCTAGAGGCCAATCAATCTTGAAACCTAGCTCTTCATGCCTCTCAAGCCATGAAACAAGTTCACCACCAGACCAATTCGCTGCATCCCATAGTCTATCCCAATTTGGCTCTCTCATAATCCATGTCTGCTTGTATCCACCCTCACGAGGAAATACCTTGTCATCCAAGAACCCAATAGTCTTATCCCTGTCATTGTATAAAACCCATAAAAGAGGATTGTCTTGTGTATAACGCTCCATCGCAATCATGGCAGCCTTGGCTTGTTGTAGGTCAGGTCTCTGAGCACCAAACCCCTCGAGAGCCTTCTTCTTACTGTAAACACGAGGGAAGTCTAGTGAACTGCAACGCTCTTGCCACTCCATAGTGGCATCGAGCATTAGGCGCTGTCTTAGTGGTTCAGGAGATATACGAAAAAGAGGATCCTTGAGCCACATCCAGGCGGCCAGTGGGTGTCTAGGCGAAATAGAATGGGTCATAAGGTTCCACTTGGGTGCCTGGTCCTGAGCATCTGCTACAGAATTTGGGTTATGTTTTGTTACACGTCTGCCGACTTGAAATGTTCCATCCGAATGTGTTTCACATATTTGGATGAGACCTTGAGGGACTGCTTCAGTCATATTACATATAGTACATGAGGGCACTTTAGACCTTTACTGCCGCTACTGCGCGGACATTGTGCCAATGATCTTGCTACGTTCTTCCAAGTCTTTCGCATTTGACTTACAGAATTCTAGGAATTTCCATAGTGCCTCGAAAACAGGGGCCGGAAGAGAAGCGACATCGAAAAAAATCCCGTTTGAATTCTCACTAAAGACACCACCCTCACGCCTCAAAATACGATAAAGTTCTTCGAGTTCTGGTCTAGATAGTAAACCCATTTCCTTACAGAACTCTTTACGTTGTTCGTAATCGTCCATTCTACTCTTCCTTTGCCTCTTCCTCTTCATCTTCCTCCGCACCTTCGGCACCTTCTGAGGCTTCACCAGTATCTTCGTCACCAGATACATCGGCATCTTCCTCTTCAGGCATCGCAACAACCTCATTCTTAGGAACCTCTGAATTTACTGCTACAGGAGCAACGTTCACGCGTGTAGGCATTCCAGACATTCCACGATACATGCCAACACTAACAATGAATGGATCTCTAAGCTGGAAACGCGACTTCTGGATTTCCACCTTAATGCGGTCACCCACCTTCAAGGCATCGAACTCCTCGTCACCCAAGTGTAGGTCACGAGGAACCATCAAGCGAATAGCGTTTTCATAGACTGCGTAGACACCCATCTTGTTGGATTTTAGAACCTCCACCTCAACCATGGTGCCCTCAGGAGGATTAAGAACATGACCCTTGGCTTTCACTAGAAAGGCCCAATCACCGGAGAAACGACCTGAATCAACCATGCCAGTAGACCTCGTCAAAATCTCTAAAGTTCCAGGCATCACGTAGCCATGAGGAGAGCACCGTTGCTCAAGACGTTCCTTGAGCTTTAGTACCAAGATGTCATCAACTGATTCAATATCATTACGAAGGTCTTTGGGAGTGAGGTATACTTTTTCTTGAAAGAATGCTTCAGTCTCCATTATAACTAATCTATAGTAGGTTCAGATAGTCAATTTTAAGCGCTACAGGTATTATAAAAATCATCATGTGAATAAATGTAAAATGCACGATTAAAGTTAGGTTCGTCTATTTTTACAAGGGGATGTCTTGATATATTGAATGGATGTATCTTTATATTTCTTTCTGAAAAATGCCACTGATTTAAATTATCATCATTCTTAGTGTTATTACAAGAAGTTAATGCTATATAATCAAATGACCCCTTTATATTATTAAATAATTCTAATATATCTACAAGTTTCAAGTGAAATATTACATCCCTAATTATTATTAGTGAAGTATGTTCTGTATACGTATAATTTATAATATCTGTACATATAAATCTATTATACTTGTGTTCTTCTGCATTTTTATTTATTACCATCTCGACTATATCAACTCCAGTGTAACCTATACCAAGATCTTTGAAAAAATCTGTATTCTTAATCCATGTTAAATCACCACATCCTAAATCGACAACCGATTTACAATTCATTTCATATATAAAAGTATTTAATCCTTTAGAAATATCCACTGTAGACACTAGAGAAGAACCGGGACCAGATAATGGTATAGATTGATCATTATTATTCCATTGTTGATTCTTATAAATATTGTTGAATGTATTTTTGTAATATTCTGTATTGTTATATATAGTTACCTTTCCTTCATATTTTTCATGTCGTGTAATATTAGTTGACTTATTTATAAAATAATTCAACGGCATATTCCCTTGTAAAATTTCTTCTTCAGTCTTATTTTCAAGTTCTTTATACACACTATTAACTAGTACAAGAAGTGGTTGATATTCTCTTATGATAGTCATATAGTTTTCATATGGTTTATTAATATATTCTGTAACACATATATCAAAATTAACTGGATACATATTATCTAATCCATTAAAAATTATATAATTCGAGTAGTATGATGGTATATTAGAGTATATATTGGTAAGAAACGTATTACCAATTTCAGTCCACGATATCTTTGCTTTTTTAACATCAAGAATTAATTTGATTTCATCTCTCCATTTTTGCATTAATAGTGTTTCAGGTTTACTTCCAAAAATGCCATTCCATATACACGTGTTATTTTGTTTAATAAAAAACCCGTCGTTTGTGTCAATAATATCAAACAGTGTGTCTAGACTATCTAATACAAGGGTATCACTATCTAACCATATACCACCATATTTACATATAACATTTACTCTTACATAATCAGCTTGATGTGCAGGAAGTAGAGTATCAAAATATTCTGGTATATCAGAAACATATTCTTTTAAATTTGTTCTATTTATCAATTTAACAGTATACCCTTTTCCACTTGTCGAATGTAAATGTATTAAATTTCTTAATATACTTATCAGTTTATATTCTTTACCAACCCAATATAAAAATAGGTTTCGTTCCATTCTACTTACTTCTTAGATTTATGTCCAGAATAAAAGGAAGACAGGGGTCTATAGAAATATCTTAAGTTCCCATATTTCTCTCTGCGAACATCCATCCATCTTAAAACAACTTCCATCAAGGCGCAAAAGGAATGAGCACCAGTTAGCTTTCGGGGACCTGATGCCAACAATTCTTCCGTTAATTCAAAACGATTTCCTTCATGAAACTTAGCCAAGATATCTCCTAATTGAACCAATTTCATTCGGTGACCCTTTACATTACTGACAATTGAACAAGCGGCTCCGCCACCAGGTGGTTTTCCTTCTTCGTTCTTGGCATCATTTGTTTTAAACATAATGGCATTTTCCCAGATAACCATAAAGCCATATGGATTAGCAGAGACCTTGGAATTTGCTACAGCTCTAACAACTGGGTCTGTCTTAGATTCATTGAATATTTTTAAAACAGATGGAGGACACGCTGTATTACCTGCGCACAAGTATACTGGGGCCTTTGTTTCTAAATCTAGAAAGCGAGAGACGCTAGTTGAACCTTCAGTTCTATACTGTTCAGAGCCTCCCTCTGATGCCATTTTGACAGCCTGTTCCAGCAAGGCCACTTGCTCAGGTCCCTTGAAAAAGGAATCCCAAATGAATTCTTTTGCAACTCGCTTCAAATCAGTAATGCCTGCAGGAACAGCTCGAATTGCCTTACCCCACCACTGAAGTTTCTTCAGACGAATTTCAATATTATCCTTTTTCTTTGTATCTCCTTCAACATATGCGTAAATGGCATCTGTAAGTGTAGATGGTATAGATTCATCTATAGCATATCCATCCTTTGCCCAAATATCTAACCATGCTAATGCCTCTAACCAAAATCTTTTCGCAAGATCCACTGAAGTAGCAGGCGCCGCTTCTATTACTACTTTCTGACCTGGCACGGTAGGTTTAGCCACGGTGCCTTTAGCAGATGGTACCAAACTGAATTCTGGCATATATGAATCGCGTTTCATTGGATAACGGCCGTAACGGAAAGAAATAGGAATTCCTTCATCCTGGATTTTATTTGGTTGAAAGAGAAACAAATTATTTCTGAAAACAATATGACCCTGAAGATTTCCATTTTCAAATACAATAGATGGATTATTTACTACTCTCAAAAGCAAGCTGGTCAAGGTAGCCTTAGGAATATCTGCGAAACGCTTCTCTAAGTTAGTCCAATGGTGCCATGGTTGGTCCTTGAAGGCTGCCTTTAGCTTTTGGATCATCATTTGTTCTGCGAAACGAGCCGCAAACATATCGTAGGTTCCATTGTCATCTGGCATTTCCTTTTTGTCCCCTAAATTTAAGACTGGATTACATTCATAGGAACAGCGTATCCAATCACATGTGGGTGTATAGTCTCTGTCATTCAAGTCTACCGTGCGTGGCTGACCTTGACTGTCAAACATTTCTACATTGCTCAAGCCAGTCACTAAGATAGCATCACGGTTCAAATTACAATCAGCCGCACCGCGTTTCAAGGCACGAGATATATTGCCCATTCGAACTGCCTTATTCATAGCGGTTCTATAGGAATACATGTCAATTGTTTCCTTGTTGAGCTCTTTAGGAAAGACATTCGCATACAAATTAATGGTACAATTGCGTTTCTGTCTAGGCAGAGCATTATGAGAGCAATAACGAATTCCACGACCCACAATTTGCTCTTCCTTTGACAAGTGGAACCAGCCTTCCAAGATGTGTACTTCACGAATATAACGCAAGTCTAGACCTTCTCCAGCTACTTGAGATCCAACAACTACCTTGATTTTGTGACCATCCTTATTTATAATGTTACGCGCAGCATTAATCACTGCAGTGTTATTAGGAGATAAAGGTAAGGATTGCTTCTCCATTGTACTAACGTCACTCGCGGTCAAAAGCGCATAAAATGCAGGAGAAAACTTGTGGTTCTCTCTAGATTCAGGCTGTGTTTGGCTAAACACAGGGTGTCCCTCTTCCTTCTTCTCACATTTACAGCATTGTCTTCTACCGTGTAGAGAACCCTTAGAAAATAGAGGAGCTGTTCTGCCCCATGGCGAGTAACCATTTGCCTCTAACAAAAGACAAAATATAACAGCACCATTTTCAACAAATCGACTGTAGACAAAAGAAATTCCTGTGGCATTTCGAATTGTTTTCAAGACTTGATTGAACTTAGGAGAGGCCTTACCGAGAGCGTCGTCTGACGCAATCATCCAATTATAATTCTCATCTGGGTCTGTTGGAACATACTGAGGCAACGTTGACAATCTAGTTCCTTCAAAGGTAGAAGCTACCGCCTTGCCAGTAAACCATGCCTGAAATCCTTCTGAACCAACGCGACCATCTAAGCCATCGCCAGGAAAAATACAATTACCAGCTTGTAGTAAAGTGTCAATGGTGCGAATACCAACGCCCTTGGAAGCTACAAGCCTCTCTGTCATAGATTTTATCACTTGTAACGGCTCTCCTTCCAGGGCACATTTGACAAGAGGTAGCCTCAAGACATCTTCCTTCTGAGGTTCAGGTATTTTCTTCTTTCCATTTGGTTCATTTTCAGGCCATTCTGAGATGCGAACTGAATCAGCAGGGTCAAGTCGAGATGGAAAGGCCCTGGGATTTTCTCCGCGCATAAAACTAATGTGTCCATTTGCTACCTTTATCAAGCGGTCTTCAGAGGCCTTAGAAAGTTGTTCGCCATTTGCACCCGTTTCAAATACAATATCCGATTCTTTCAAGAGATCCTCAGATTTATCGACCAATAGAAGTAAATTCAATAGAGAAACAATTTCCTTGTAAGAATTGTACATGGGAGTAGCAGACATAAGCATAAGTTTGTTTCCCTCACATGTTTTCAAGACTTCACGTAACATTGGCACTAGCTTCTTTCCAGCAGATGCATCTGACTTATCACCTACGTCATCCTGGTCACCATCATCCTCAGCACTATCAGATACATCTCTCAAATTATGAGCCTCATCTACAATGAAAAAAGAACCAGATAGAGCACGTTGGAGCAGAATAATTTTCTGTTGTTGCTTTCTCTCAGGGCTCAGAGTAGATGAAATCTGAGATAATATATTTAGAACCATGTTGCGAAATGCCACGTAGCCCATAATCGCATAACGCTTGCTAATTAATCGATTGACTCTTAGTTCGATTTCTCTCTTATCCTTTTCATGTAACATCTGGGTTAGCTCAAGATAACGATTGCCTGTACAGCCTTCGTGAGAATTTGGCTTATCATCTGTTCCAAAAATAATACGAGATGGGTCAAAGATGGTTCTATAGAAACCAGGCTGGATGGCAGGTGGAGCCAGGATATAGACCTTATTTTTGGGACTTAATTGTAAAAACGACTCGGCTGCTAGAATAGCAGAACATGTCTTACCAACTCCTACACCATGATATAGAAGCATACCATTGTAAGGGGTATTAGGAGACATGAATTGTGAGACGAATTTCTGGGCAGAAGTATATTCAAATTCTTCTACGTCACAGACATTTTGTTCTAGGCTTTCATCTGTAATCTTGGCCTGCCTGGTTTCTCTGAATTCTCTCTTTTTCAAGAGTTTCTTTAGAAAGGCTTCATCGGATATTTCTGGATAAAGAGAACCTTCGATTTCTCTTTTATCTTGACCTAATTCTCGTATAGTCTGAGCTCTAACTGAACCAGCATATGTCTTGAACTCTTCCAAAAGTTTATCTCGCTCCGAAGAATCGTTTTGATCGGTCCATTGGTCCTTGAACTGTTCCAGGTTTAATTCTGTAGACATACTGTCCCTGCTGCTCTTCACTGTCATTTTCATTTAGAGGTTTTCCATACAGTTCAACTTTGATAACAGGCAAATATGTTCTCAGAAGTGAAGAAAGCTGAAACAATATGGAACGTTTCTCAACATTCTCGGGTCTAAGAAGTTGAATTGCCTCATCGATATTTTTCCAGGCTAGATTACCAATTTCACGAGACATCTCTGGATTGAGAGCATCAAATGATATATTACGTTCTCCAACGTATTGTGCGATGTAATATGAATGCCTGTAATGTATTCCATTGGACCCGTAGAATTGCTCGATAAAGGGTGCAATATTCGTAGCCTTCAGAACTTCGTGTTCAGTTATACTTGTTTCCTCTTGAAGTTCGCGAAATGCACATTGAATATCTAGTTCATGAGGGTCCCTACGACCCTTAGGAAATCCCCACTCAGGTGTCTTGTATACAACAGCTTCTTGCCGGAGCAGGTCATTCAACGTGTACCGCTCACCTGATGGTAACTCAATGCCTGCGCGAAGCTCAGCAAGTTTTTGCTTTGATGTGATACGGTCATGCGCATAACGCTTAGAAGACTCGGCATCTGAGCCCCAGAGCAAATGCCAAATATCCTCGAAATCCATTGTCTCTAATTTCTTCCGTTCTGCCTCTGTCATACCTCTTAATTGCTTCTTGATATAGTCTGGCTCATTTACCTTATATTTGCCTCTCATGATATCCATGAAGCCAAGTGAATCCTTGCGTTGTATCATTAATACTTGTGCCATTAGTTGAGAAGAAGATGACCAAAATTCTGTCTGTCCTACCCAGCGAAAGACGAGGACGCCATAGCTGGATACTGGCTCAGTACAGAAGCGAAACGTGTGTCCGGTTAGACCACAGTTTGAGCATGTATGTGTTTGTTTATTTTGGTAAAAGGTAGCCATAATTACATAATAGTGGCAGATGCGTCTTAGGTGGCAGGCAATCGTGTCTTAACATATAATAGATAGGAATGCATATTCCACCTGAAGTTTGGGGACCATTTTTCTGGCATACAATCCACATTGGAGCTCTGGGATATCCTCAACAGCCTACTTATTCTGATAAGAAGGCTATGCGGGAATTCATTGAATCCTTACAGACAATTATACCATGCCCAATCTGTAGAACGCATTATGTCAGTCATCTGGCTAAGATACCTGTAACGGCATCCTTGGATGCTAGAGCTGACTTATTCAGATGGACAGTTGACCTACACAATGAGGTAAACGTAATGTTGGGCAAACGTAAATACACTGAGACAGAGGTCATCCAATTCTACACCAGACTTGGAGCTCGTGGAAAGACACCAGTTATCGGCGCAGATGACTTCATGGAGGCTGATAACCAGGCAATGTTAAAGGGTCTTGGTGTAGGTCTTGTGGTAGCAGGAATAATAGGAGGTGTTCTATGGTATAATTTGCCTCGTAATAATAGTTAGAATGGCTTGTAAAGAAATTAAAACAAGTAAGTACCAAACTAGAAAATCCCCTGCATTTCATGCAAAGGATTGTAAAGATCTTACTAAGAAAGGAAAAGATGGCCAATACATTTCAAAGAAAGATGCCAGAGGCATATATAAATGGGTAAAGGTAAATGTTACTAGAAAGATGCAAGGAAAGCACTATGATATTCACGATAATGGAGATAGACCTTTCCGTGTGTTTATAAATAGCGACCACAGCGCTAACAAGGTAACCATTTACAAGGATACAAATACTAACTGGGATAATCCTGCCGATTACAGCAAACTCATAAAAGAGCTTACGGTAAAAGAAGTATATGTAGGAAAGAGCACAGGTAACGCAGCAGGAGCTGACCATAGACCAGATCAGGCTGATTTTTTTAAGGGAAACTCCATCTTACTCCATGTTTCATCGAACAAGTATATACACGTGGGAACAAGTATCTATGAATTTCAGATGGATGATAATGTTGATCAGTATTTCTCCATGGTTGGCAGGAATGACGTTCCTTATCCAGTTTTACTAGGAACCGAAAATGTCTATTTTATGCTTGAAGACGACCATTGTTATTTGCCGAGAGAAATGTTACCAGCCGACTTTACAAAAGCCCAGTGGGAAAATTGTTATACGTATTTCTATGGATGGGTAAATCCAGTTGATGGCCAACCGAGAACTGATCAGGAAAGAAAGAAGGATAATTTAGAACAATACGCTAAAAAAATGAAGGGATATCACTTAATACAGAAGAGGTAATTCTAAAACAAGGTACGTCTTGTTCCATTGTTATTCTTATTCTTCTTCGTATTATTGTTTTTCTTTGGTGTTACAGGAGGCAGAGCAGCTAATTTAGCTCTTTGTTCCATGTAAAGTTTTCTAGCAGCGTTTCTCTTTGTTTGAGCATTCTTTCTATAATTGTAACCAGTCCGCGTGTTTATTAATAATGCTGTATCATTAATATTTGGTTCATAGTTTTTTGACCTTTTAGAAGGAATATTTAGGCCGTATTCATTAATTTCTCTGCGATTGTTCTTTGTTAAACGAGCCCTTGGTATTCTATATTTCTCAATAGCAGGAGGTTCCATTTCTATTCTTACGCATTAAATTATCTGGTGAATTTAGATGAGTGCCCCAGAGGAAGATTTATTCAATGGGTTACAGATGCCGAAGGAACCCGCCAGGGAACCAAAGGTAAAGGCAAAGGAAATTATTCTTAAACAAAAAATGACTAACGACCAAATCAAGGCAAGAGAAGGAACATATTTTAGTGAAAAAGATGTAGATGAAATTATTGACGAAGATGCTGATGTATACGCAGAAGACCCGGATGCTCCTGGTGGCAAGAAACTCTTGTTCAAATTAAGAAAGAACGTAATTCCCCATGATGTCATCAAGTTGGCCTGGAAAAATTTCTACAAGTCAGCGAATGCTTCTAGAAACCGTGGAGCAGCAGCGGGTCCCATTGACGTTAAATCAAAGTACTGGACAAGACGTAAGTTGAACAAGAAATCCATTAAGGGATGGTCTGCTCAATACATGGAAAACGGCAAACTATCAAAGATGCGAGTGAACAACAATGTCTTCTCCTCTGTTCTAGGGTATTTCGAGAAGACACCCTTTATGGGTTTACCTTGTCGTCTAACAAGCTACACACAGTTGTATTTCGACCAATACAAGGCTGGAACACCTTACATTGAAGCCATTGATGATCTATTCAAGAAACTAGTGCCAGATCGCTATGCTGTTCAATACAAAAGAGCCAAGGGAAACCCGGCCTTTCAAATCGCAGATACATCTTTCTCATCTGTCACTATAAACCGTAATTTTCGCACAGGTCTTCACCAGGATGCTGGAGATTTGAGAGAGGGCTTTGGCAATTTATCAGTTATTGAACGTGGCAAGTATTCAGGAGGTTACACGATTTTCCCACGTTATAAGGTTGGTATTAATTTGAGAACAGGTGATTTCGTAGCCATGGATGTTCATGAGTGGCATTGTAACACGGAATTAAAGGAAGACGGTGAGGACAAGAAATTCAATTCATCTATTCCAGAAATTTACAGAAACGATAAGGAAACTGGGACCCAGGGAATTGACAAGCTATACAGCCGTGTATCATTTGTTTGTTATTTGCGTGAAAAATTAGCAGACTGTAAGGCAAAAGACTCATTACCTTATTACAAGCGTATCGGCTACAATCCTAAGAATAATACATTAACTAAAACAAAGAAATCCCAGACAAGAAAGAAGTCTCTAAAGTAGTATGAACGCAAGTCGCGCTGACAAAATAACAGAAGTTCTTAAAAATGTAACAAATTTAGGAAAGACACTCAAAAGTGCAACTGGGCTAAAACCAGTAATTGGACCTAATGCTCCAAATGCTATTGGCCAGCCAGTTCAAGGCTCGGGTTTTGTTCGTATCTTGATGTATGTAGTAGCAGGCTTATTATTAATTGGAATTATTCTACTTGGTGTTGACCAATGGGTAACACCTATATTTCAGAAATCACCAGGCGCACCAGGGTTTATACCAGTACCCGGCACAGAAACGTCTGAAAATTACTGGCCAAAGGCTGCTGCTGTAAGAGATATCTTAGTAGGAGTTCCACCGCCGTCTGCTTCAGCAAATGGCCAGACACCCCCTTTATTTACAACAGTTCTTGAAGGTCAGTCCTCTTACAGTATAACTATGGATGTCTTGATTAAGGATGAATATCCTCAAAGTCTAGGAACAGGACAAAATCAGCGTATATTCTTTACGATGTCTCAGACAGTAGAAAATCCAAGTTTGCGTGTATCTTTAGACAATGAGAAGAATACTGTCTACATTACATGCTTTGATGCGGATGGACTACAACAGTCTGTTAAGATAGATAATGTGCCCATTCATGCTCCGTTCCGCATTGGTCTAACAATGACACCACATTTGATGGAAGGATATTTGAATGGTCTCTTAGTTCAGACGAGACAATTGAATTCTGTACCGAAGCCTCCAACAACAGGTGATAAAATCTTTGCAACTTCTAACATTGTTATTAATAAGGCAGTAATGTCTAAGGGTATTGGTGTCTTGAATGTTAGATGCTTTGGATACCAAGTTCCTTCTTATGAAATGAAGGGGCGCATGGATGATTTATCAGAAAAGTCACAATACGCATTAATAACAGTGAGTTATTAGTAGATATGACCTCTATAGTAAAACATCACTCAAAGGTTTATTTTACCTTTGGGCGATTTCAACCTCCGACAATTGGCCATAAAGTATTGATAGATAAACTCTCTGAATTAGCATCCAGCGAGGGCGCAGATGCCTTTGTATTTGTATCAAGTAAACAAAATAACATGGAAAAATACAAGCGGACTAAGCTTTATAGAGAAATGCAAAAGACAGGGCACTTCATGTCAACAGATGAAAATGAAAATCCATTGCCAGTTGGAACTAAGGTTGAAATCTTAAGAAAGATGTATCCTTCTAGTGGTGTCACATTTGTAGATACTACTGTCGAGGGGTGTCCCCAGCTTTTTAATGTTGTAGATAAATTGCGTTCAGCAGGATATGAAGATATTACAATGGGTGTTGGGTCAGATCGTGTTTCAACCTTTGAAAAGGTATTCAAGGATAGCTTGAAAGTAGTTTCTCTAGGAGAGAGGACGGTGAATGCTACCAATATGAGTGCTAAGGCAATGTCTGGGACTAAGATGAGAGAAGCAGCTATTTCTGGTAACAAGGAAGCATTCTTATCTGGTGTCATGATTGGCGATATGACAAGAGAAGATGGACTAAGACTTATGAATATGATACGTCTCTCCCTAGGATACGATGCTGTTGTAGAGGGAGGTAAGACAAGAAAACTTAGAATTAAACATAAGCGTAGACCAAAGACATATAAGCTACGTGATGATGAAAAATTTGAAATATAATTGTTGACTACATATAGTAATGAGCGGGAAAATTATTCGATGTGAACTAAATACAAGATATACAATCACACACCCAGATTGGGTATGTGAATGGATATTACCTGTTGATAAAAAAGAACCTATTAAACGTTCCTGTCTGTTGAATCACAACGTAGACCCACTAGATCCTTCTAAATCCGACTATATCATAAAACTTATACCCGGATTATTTACAGACGTCCAGCGTGTAATAAAGGGGTGGATTGACGCGGGTGATATGAATGCAACTCTACTATTATTGAATGAAAATAAGCCTTCTTTTATAACCTATGCTGAACATACTATTGGCTTAAAAATAATTACATGATATCATATATAATGGAGGAAGTTACAATTACAAGGACGTATAGTTCAGGGTTTACCTTTACCTTTACATTCCATTTTGATTTTGATGACTATGAATAGATGAATATCCTTGTAGGGATAGCTATAATTTCAGTAGTATCCTTTTTAATTTACTTGCTTCTTGCTTATTTAATGCTTCCGAAACCCTTTCAGCGCATTGGCAAGGATGACGAGATATCTTTAACAAAACCTATTCAAGTAATTACTAGTGAAGAGCTAAAAGGTCCCTGGACATCCAGTTCCGGTTCTTCACTCATTTTCTATATCAACCCAACACTTGTAGACAGAACATCGCAATCAGGTAATGAATATGCCAAGGTTGTAGAGATTGGCTCAAAGCAAACATTTCAAATTCTAGTAGCTCCTGACGCAGGACGCGGAATAAATATGGCTCCTGCTCGCCTAGAAATTTTTGTGAAAGGATATGCTGACCCTGAATACGCAGAGATACCTAACTTTCCTCTACAGCGATGGACCGCAGTTGTCATCGTAAAGTATGGTCGTAGATTCAATATTTACTTGAATGGAACCTTAGCCGTCAGCCACACATGTACGGCAATGCCTGATTTCGATGATACGCAACCATTAAAGGTAGGTGATAAGAGGCTAGGAGGTAAGATTTCATTGCTAAGCCTTGCTCCTTACGCTATGAAGACAAACGAGGTTCGTGAACTAACAAGAAACGCAGTTGATACATCTGGCAAGCCTTATATTCCATTTACAGTCATGTCATTATTTCAGCCTCTAATGCCGTCTTTACCTAATATTGGGATGTGGTGTCCGGGTGGAAATTGTACCAAGCCTAAGAGAGCAGGGCCTCTAGAACAATGGTCGTCACCTTACGCATAGTGTATTTTTATAATATTTTAGACTGTTGAAAATATTCAATAGTCTAAAATAGAATGGAACCGTTCAAGATGGTTATAATGGCAGTCCTAGCTATTTTAATGATACTTGCACTTTTCTTCTTATGGAAGTGGCTCTACGGTAGCAGTGATATGCAAGATATGGTTGTATACAGTTCGGCAAGTGATGGACTTCCTGCGAAGGATAAGAAATCAACTGTCTTCAGTGGATCTCAGGTTCCTCAGATATATGGTGGCGGTGAGTATTCTGTCAGCACGTGGATCTATGTGACCAACTGGGGTATCAACAAGGGAAAGAATAAGCCATTTTTGGTTCTATCCGGTGGTGCCCCTGAATCTTCTGGTATAATGACAATGGTCATGTATTTAGGACAATTTACAAATAAACTTGGCGTTCGTGTAAGTGTTGAATCGGCTGATAATGTCACAGGTGACTTGACATTTAACAGAGATTATACTGCCATCGTAGCTGGAACATCTCCTTACACCGACTCATCCCCCGATTTCAAGAAGTGTGACATTGAACAGGTTGACTTACAGAAGTGGGTGAATATTACGGCGGTTCTATCTGGTCGCACACTTGATATATTTATTGATGGCAAGCTCTCTCGCTCTTGTCTACTAGATGGCCTCTTCAAGGTTGATGGAGAGACACCAACTCTAAAACTTGGCGGCCCTAATGGCTTTGGTGGTATAATTGGAATGACGCGTGCTGCTAATTTTGCGTATTCTCCGGATAGAGTTTACTCATATTACCAGGAGGGTCCTTTCGCAGGATTTTCCTTCAGTAGCTTAGACCCAAGTAGTTATTCTCTTGACGTGAAGAGAAAGGGGTCTGTTATTTTCAGCACAACAAGTGGTTAATTATTATACATTAAAAATTTCATATGTAGGAAATACTTTTTACATATGAAATTAAGAGTGCTTATTTTTAAGGGCTCAAAGGTAGATGGAAGCTACTTCAGGAGTTTCAATGACAGGTACAGACCCTTTATCACAGGTGCTCTCTGGAGTAGCCATAGTTATAGCACTATATATTTCATTATCCATAAGTGAATATATTTATAACTCGTTCATGGCCATGTTCAGAGACCGTGTAGAACTCTTCCCTAACACATATGTTTCCGGTGCTAAGATGTTAACCGCACTACAGAACCCTCTAAATCCTAGAGCTAAGACCATATATTTCTCTGATAACCAGCGTTCCGGCGTAGAATTCAGCTATGCTCTATTTATCTACATCAAGAGTGATACATTCTCAAAGGGTGAGCACAAGTTATACCACATTTTACATAAAGGGTATGGACAAGTGTATCCTTTACTAGGACCTGGTATCTTCTGCTGGGGTGACACGAATAAGATACGTGTCTTCATGAATTGCTTCGATACCTGGGATAACTATGCAGAAATCGAGAATATCCCTGTTGACAAGTGGTTCCACTTGACGATCACATGTAAGGGAAATACACTCTATCTCTATATCAATGGTCACTTGAAGAAGAAGATGCCATTGGCAAACAACACACCCCCTTACCAGAACTACGGTAATGTCTACGCATTCAGCCCTCGTAGAATAACACTAACAAAGACAATCACGACTTCCTTAGAAAAGGATTTAGAATTCATTGGTTCACAGCCTGCCACAAATATGGAATTTGATGGAGCTATAAAGGGAATGATTAGCAGAGTATACTACTTTGGATATGCGTTGACCTACACCGAAATCCAGTATCTCATTAACATGCAACCTTCCACGGTGATGGAGGGTCCTGATATGTCAATGGTTCCTTATTTGTCTGATACATGGTGGGCTAACACACAGGGTCCATAAAGGGTTAGGCGTAGCCATAGCCCCTTTGACCCCCACATGGCTAGGCGTAGCCAAAGCCCCTATCCCCTATTCAGCGGTCTAAACTCATACCTCTTCTTCTTTCGTAAGAACAAGAAGAGATATGCCTGGCGGTGGATTATTTATATTGGTCGCCTACGGCGCTCAAAACGTGATTCTAAGTGGAAATCCAGATTTCACCTATTTCTACATGGTCTTAAAAAAGTACAGTCATTTTGCCTTTGAATCTGTTACTCTACCCCTAGAAGGCCCCCAAGAGTTATTTTTTGATGAACCCATTAGACTTCGTGCTAAGATACAGCGTGTAGCAGATTTGCTATCAGACTTATATTTCACATTTAGCTTACCAGATATTTACTCTAAATATTTCGACCCAAATTTGCCTGGCCCTACAAATGGTCGCTCTCAATACAATTTCCAGTGGGTTCGCTATATCGGTGCGCAAATCATTCAGAGTGCTACCTTCTTAATTGGAGGAACACAGGTCCAGCAATTCGATAGTGATTACATTATCTCTACGGCCTTCACTGACCAAGATGAAACTCAGTATAATAAGTGGCAACAATTGGTTGGTGATGTGCCTGAACTCTATGACCCCGCAAATGGTCAATATTCCGGCGCTGTAGGTAACGCAGTCACTCGCATATCTGGACTTTATCCAAATGTCTATCAGAATTTTGATCCAAAGGTTCAAGCACAGAATAACTTTCCATCTATTCCTGGGCGTGATATTACTCTACCGTTATCCTTTTGGTTTTCTCAAAATCCTGGTCTAGCACTACCCTTAATTGCCTTACAGTATCACGAATGTGAGGTTCAACTTACTTTGAGACCAATCAGAGATTTATACACTGTCTTAGACCCATCAGGTTACAGAGTTCGTCCTGAAACAATGGTAAATGCTTCTAGATCACAACTACAATCAGGTAATGTTGGATATCTACCAAATTCAGAACAGGGTATATATATTAACCAGTATCTAACTGACGTTGGATACGCAGTTCCTAGAATGAATACATGGCCACTCAATCCTAGATTACAGGCTACCTATGTATATCTAACAGATGATGAACGCAAGACATTCGCAACTAAACCCTTGTCATATATAGTCAGGCAGGTTACCCATTATCCATTTCCAAGTATTTCGAGTAGACAACTATTTGACCTTTATACACATAATCCGGTTCCTCGCATTATTGTGCTTCCCAGAAGATCTGATTCAACACAATACTTGAATGCGTGGACTAACTATACGAATTGGTGGAGATATTCGAAGGCTCCATTTATTCCTGCTATTTCCTCTGTGCCCATGGGTGGTTATTCAGGGATAAATGGCGCATCAATGCAACAGGATATCATCAGACAAATACGAATTGTCTGTGACGGAAATGAAGCACAAGAAATAAAGCCACTCCAGTATTTCAATGAATTGAGTTCGTGGAGATATGCTACGGGTGTATTTCCAGATGGTCTGGCAATTTACAGTTTTGCCTTAGATACATCCAAATGGATGAAACCAAGTGGTTCATTAAATACAAGCCGAGTAAAGAATTTTCAATTAGATATTGACCCTTGGCCCTTGGCACAGGATACCATGTATCTAATTAACTATCAAGTCTACGTTGAAAGTATTAATTTTTTAGTCATCGAAGGCGGTATGGGAGGAATGAAGTATGCGACGTAAACTATTTATTATATTAATCCTAATAAATTAGATGAACGTGTTTACACAGATTGCTAATAAGATACAATATAGCCTTGCACAGGCTATAAATGACCCTAAGGCAGATGAATATGCAAGACAACAGGCAATCCAAGCAAGACATGATGCAGACGCAAAGGCAAGAAGGGATGCTGAATATGCACGTGCATCTGCTCAAGAGAAAGCGCGCTTGAAAGCTGAAGAAGATGCCAAGGCTCTGGCAGAAAGAAGTCAGTTCAAGCCAGTTAGAGCAACTGGTAATGTAGCAGCAGGAATTATCGGTGGATTTATGCGTTTTATTTTAACATTAGTTATCTTGTATGGTGGCCACTTGGCAGCAAATGAAGCCATTGGATATAAAAATCCCTTTCGTATTCTAAGTTTTGTTTACGGATGTCTTTTCTTTTTCATAGAAATTCCTAAGATGTTAATCCGCAGATATGCGTATCAGATTAAACCCCCGTATTATACATATTTTCCTCTTTCAACATATGAACCCAATGGTGATCTGGAAATTCTTTTCTTAGGTGCTTTCTGTTATAAGGAAGACGAGGCATCTCAGATGGCAAGAGCTACAGTTGAGACCTTATATAAGACAGCCTTTGAAAAAAGCCAGATAAAGACTGAGTAATATAATTTAGTAGATGAGTTTACCTATCGTAAGCCTGGCACCTTTGGTAAGTATTGTAACGCCAACGTATAATCGCAGACGTTTCATTCCTTCTTTAATTAAAATGGTACAAAGTCAGACCTATCCAAGAGACCGCATGGAATGGATTGTCTATGATGACGGCCAGGAAGAAGTTAGAGATTTATTTGAACAAGCAAAAGCTGATTTACCAAAACTCTATTTTATATGGTCAGATGAAAAGATGACCTTGGGTGAAAAGCGCAATCGCTTGAACCAGGAAGCCAAGGGAGAAATTATAGTGGCAATGGATGATGACGATTTCTATTTTCCTGAGCGCGTTGAGGAAGCTGTCAAGGCGTTACGGGAAAATCCAGGCTTCAGACTTGCTGGATCTAGTGAAGTCTATATGTATTTCACAGATACCAAGGATATCTGGAAGGCTGGTCCATATTTCAAGGGACATGCTACAAATGGAACCATGGTTTGGACGAAGACATACGCAGATACTCATAAGTATGACGAGACAGTGGCTTTCTCAGAAGAAAAGTCCTTCTTAGAAAACTACAAAAACCCTCTCATACAATTGAACCCGAAGAAGGTCATGTTGGTCATGAGTCACTCAGATAATACCTTTGATAAGACTGAATTAAGAAATGAAGCAAATCCACTTTTAGTTAAGACGACCTTGAAGATGAAGGATTTCATCAAGGATCCTGAGTTATACAGTTTCTTTAGCAGCCTCTAAATACATTTCATATAATTCCTTCTTATAGTTATCTGTCTTATTATAGGCAGATAACTCTGCTATATAGGATTTCTCTAGAAACCACATGTTATAATCTAGCAATGTCTTATCTAGATTTACAAGTGGTGTCATATTAGCGTCAAATGGAGGAGCTGTAAATAAGACGGTATCCTCTGGAATATCTGTTTGCGCAAGAAGTTCTCTTAGAGTAGTCTTTTCACTTGCTAGGAGATGATATTTTACAGAATCATAGTGTAAGTGAACCAACACTCTCATATACTATAGATTATTAGAAGAAGTTTAGACCATAGGTCTAAACAAAACGCCCCTCGTTCTTATAGAAGTTATTGTGTTATGGCAGCGAGGGATGCTTCTTTGAATACTATCTTAGAGGTATATGAACAGCCTATATTATTCTCAGTAACAGATACATCAGGATATGCTGTACAGTCTAGAGAAATCAAGGTCTCTCTTAGACCCCACCAACTGGCAATGATACATGCCATGCTTTTAAAAGAGAAGACCTGTATTGAAGGCTTCAATGTAAAGGGTGAGACCCATTACAGTCAGACTGCTATCTTAGGAGATAAGGTTGGCTCAGGAAAGACGTTGACTACACTTGGATACATTGCTAATAAAAAGCTAAACCCTGTGACTTCAGTGTTTAACCGTATTAATATGAAATCTCAGACGACTTTCTGGAGCCAGAAACCAGTCTACACTACAGAGTGCTCAGGGAATACCTTAATTGTAGTTCCTCATACCCTTTTTCACCAGTGGAAGCATGCTATAACAACGCAAACTAGCTTGTCCTTTTTTGAAGTTAAGACAACAAAGGCTCTGGAAAAAGAAGATTTTAATAACCTCATTAAAACTCGTGACATTACCTTGATGTCTAATACAATTATAAAAACATTTATGGGAACAGAAGAACGTCATAATATTCAGTGGTCGACTGTTATCTTTGATGAAGTCGATAGCATACACTTTACTTCCACGGTTCCAATGCCCAAGGCGAATTTCTATTGGCTAATAACGGCTACTTGGCCAAATATGCTATTCCAGGGTCTCTATATGTATATATCGAATACCTTCTTACAACAGAGAGCTTTGGCAGGATTACATCCTGAATTAGTTGAACTATTACATCAAGACCAAGTAACAAATGGGTCCAACTACTATTCTAGATACGATGTGAAGAGTGCAAATTTCTTTTCTGAGTTTCTATCGAAACATCCTTCCAGAGGTCATCTTGTCTTAAGAACAAATGGGGCCTTCATGGAGCAAAGCTGGAGGTCTCCACCAATTGAGGAAACTCGTATTCTTTGTGAGGCTCCAATAAGCCATAGAATTATAGCACAATATGTCAACGCCGAAATCCAGGAGCTCCTACACGCAGGAGATATTCAGACGGCACTAGAGAAGCTAGGTGTAAACAATACATCTCAATCTACTCTAATTTCAGCATTATGTGAAACGAGGGAAAAGGAATTGGATAGACTTGAGAAAACACTGGCATTCAAGGAGACCATAGAATACTCTACGCCTCAACTCAAGGAACAGGCTATTAATTCTTTAAAGACAAAGATTTCGTCAATTAAGGAACAGATTACTTCCTTGAAACAACGTATCTTACATGTTCAGGACGAAATTTGCGCCATCTGCTTTGAGGAGCCAAAGGTTCCAACCTTTGTTCTATGTTGTGAACGTCTTTTCTGTGGGGCATGTATTATAAATTGTATTCAGAGAAATCCATCTTGCCCCTTGTGTAGAGCACCAATGGATTACAAGAGGCTAAGACAATTAGACACAAATGCATCTGAGGATACTCCTAAGAATGAAATTATTGAAGATAAGAAACCAAAAAAGAAAGAGGCTCTTCTAAAACTTATTTCGGAGACAAAGGGTGGACGGTTTTTAGTTTTCAACAGATATGATAATCCATTTTTAGAAATCGAGGGAGAACTTTTACAACGTGGAATTCGAGTGGCTACAGTAAAGGGAAATAAGGACCATATCTCAAGTACCTTGAAGCAATTCGAAAAGGGAGAAATCCAGGTTCTCCTAATGAATAGTATGCAAGCGGGTGTAGGAATGGATCTGAAGTCGGCAACACATGTTGTTCTAATGCATTTAATGAAGACAGAGGAAGAGAGACAAATTATCGGTCGTGCTATTCGCCTGGGACGCGTAGAACAACTAAATTTAGTTCGTCTTTTACATGAAGGCGAGGAAAGAACTCAATCCTTGTAAATACATAATTGTTTAGGAATACTTATCGACTCTATTTTCTTTGCTTGGGCCGCTGGTATTTTAGTTTGGCGGGCTTGAACAACTTGATTTAATATCATTGGAATATCTTCGACTGAACAAGCGTGATCATCTGAAAACTGAATCATCTGTTTCCATGTATTGTACATAGATGATTGTCTTGTTAGAACTTGTGTGAATTGTAGCTGTGATGGTGTAACCGTCTTCGTCACAGGATACTCGGATAGAAACGCATTTGTAATCTTTAATTTAAGTTGAAAGCTGGGTCTCAGCAAATTCCAATTCTGGTAGAAAAATGCCCAGTAATCTGCCTTGTCACTCAAATCAAAGAGGGTCAAGAATTCTTTGAAATGTGTCCATGGATCTTCAGCTGAGTCAAGGCGTTTGTGAATATTCTCATGAACACAGAGGCCAGATAGATTTCCTAGATTATTTTCAACCTCTGGAATTATAAGAGGGTCCCAAAAGTCATAAAGACATGAATGACTAAATCTTAAGATTTCCGTGCTTGGTTCCTCATCAGGAATTTCATCACCTACAAGTTCAGGGGCTCCCTGTTCCTTAGTCAGACCCTGATAAATAGAAACTGAGTCACATCCCTGAAGTGATCTTAGGATGACACGTAAATCAGCACTTGCTAGGACCTCAGCCCTCAAGGTCTTACCTAACCATGTTTGAACTGTCTGAACAGGAAATTCCATCTGAATGTAGGTGCTCAGACGAACAATGTGTTGATATGCACGACCCTTAATTTCATTACAAATTAAGAGCAATGGGTGCGTTGTATTACCAGGCTTCCAGGCTCTCATGTAATCTAGAAGTTCACTCAGACCACCCTTCTCTCCTAAACTTAGACCATCGATTTCATCTAACAAAACAGCAAGCTTGTGCTGATTACTTGTAGGAGACATAGCTTCTAAGACAGATTTCTGAACCAACAATGGAATAATCTGCTTCTTGAATGCCTGACCTGAACGAGTATGACTTGCATTCAGTTCAACAATTCGATATGACTGCTGTTTCAGAATTTCTCTAGCCAGGGTTGTCTTTCCTACACCAGGAGGTCCTACTAGCAAGAATGCCGCTGTCGTTGGTGTTTGTAACCATCGTCGGAGTGACTCTTCGACACTCGGATGAAGGCTTGTATAATTCATCTCCTTTGTTTCATAGTGTAATCTTTAGACTAATGGAACTACGCGGTCACTGCGTTACAGCCATTAAATTGAGATTAAGCAAGATTCTTTATCAGATTTATCCTTCTCATGCTTGCCAATTCCAACACAGACATCACCATCGTATACACCTTCCCATGTTATACCAGCCTCCTGACAGCGATTACAAATTCTCTGAAGGTCAGCTACCGTTTTCGCATTTCTTACATCCTCAGATGTAAACTGGAATACCTTATTCCTATTTGAGCGTTCTACAGTTTGAACTTCAGATGGACGTGTCTTAACTAATCCAGAGGATGACTTGGTAACTCCTAGCATATCGACGCACCCTTGTAAGCCCTTTACGTATGTAAGATAATCCGGGCACATATTTATGACAGGAGGCCAGCTTTTTGGTTTATCTATTCTGGAACCAAACCAACGAAGGCCAAAGTAAACCAAGACAATAAGGGCTCCAATTGCAAATAGAACTCCACGCACTTGGCCGGTAGAGTATACTTTATTGGTTCCGTAGACAAGTCCCACTATACTCGCTAGAATATATAGAACTAAATACCAGTTTACTTTGGCTAAGTCGAGACCAAATATAATCATACTACTATTCACTTTTAGAAAAAGTGAACCAAAAGCATTTTGGTTTTTTGGAAAAAAGCCAGCAAAAAGAAGAGTTTTGGAAAACCACTGGCTTTTAGAAAAGTTAGCAAATTCAAAAATTAAGTCATTTAATGACTAAGTTTTTGAGTATATATTATCTAACCTTTTACCCATGTTCTAAAAGCCCTTTTGGTTCGCTTTTCTAAAACATGTTTTTGCCCACTTTTTCTTAAAAAGTGCTTAGCGTAGCTCACCTTCGGTTTAGAGGAGGCCAGGGAGGTAGGCGACAGGCGCGGGCGCCGCCGCCGTTACGAGCGCATTGCCCGTGGCGAGCTCGATGTAGCCCGTGAGGTAAGGGCCCTTTGTCGTGTCAACACCAACGACACCCGCCGCGCCGAGGGCGGAGGACGCAACGAGCTGAACCTTGCGGAACGTGCGGTTGGATGAGACAACCGTCTTGCCCATGTCACGGAGGAGGCCACCCGCGCCAACGCCGTTGATTGAGGAGACACGCGCATCTGAGCCAACCCAGTCAGCCGCCGTGAAGCTACCAGGGAGGAATGAGCCACCCGCACCCGCCGCGCCGTTGTACTGGAGAACCTTGTTATCGCAGCGACCGACGGGGACGAAATAACCGCGTGTTTGCTTGGGACCTTGAGAACCAGAAGCCATTTGTTTTATACTTCCGGCCTAGAAAAAAAGTTTCAATAACCCCGATTTTTTACGCCGTAGGGAAACTTGCCTACAAACAGAATGGAATCCCAGGATGCCTTTGTTTTCCCAAATACAAACCCAACGCCGGTAGGTGGGATGAATGGACGTGTTAATCTTTCAGCCCCATCTGGTGCCGGTGGTCATGCTGACGTCCCTGGATTTAGCCACAGAACTAAGGCTGAGGCAGTCTTTGCTACGGACGCACTTCGTGGAAACTGGGAAGTAAATGCATTATCTAAGGCTTTTTTCAGCAAGGAGAATGCTGTCTTGATACAGAATGGAATTCGCAAAGCCGTATACGATAAATCTGGAGCCAAGAAATACGTTATCGATGACCAATCAATGGATGAACTAACGATTATCATGCGCACCATGTATCTCCAATACGCGCAAAACTTACCACATGATATCGCCGGTCAGGTATCTGATTTAAATGAAAAAGTAATGAACTGGTCAGTTCCTCATATTTTGTCAGCCGTAGATCATTACCATTATTATTTGAATGATATCAGTCACATGCCAGTGCCTCTTGCGAGATCCGTAAGCTTGAGTTCTGCTGGAACTAAGACATTGGCTCAGAACCCTTTCGTCTAGAGCGCAAGCGCTCTAGGACTTCGTCTTAATTGTCTTCTTAATCTCCTTCTTGAGTGTGCCCGTAGCACCTGAAGAAGCAGCCTCGCGTGTCACCTGTAGCGCAGCCCATGACTTCTCGAACACATCCAGGTCCCGGAGCCAGAGGTTCTCCGCACTTGTAGCCTTCAGTATCTCGAGTGCTGCCTTGGCCGCCTCCACATGCTTACGCGCCTCCTCAACTGCCGAAGCCTTCACTCGGTCCATACGCATCTTCAACAGATACTCATAACCATCAATGCTGTCAGGCTTATCCATTCCATCAAGCGCCGGTAGCTTTTGCTCCTTCAGAGCAGCCACGATTTCATCGTCGGACTTGCGCCGTAGATCCATGCGACCCTCGAGCAAAGCCAAGAGGAACCGTGCCTTCGCATCGTATTCCACAAGCTCCTTGTTCAAGCGCTCAAGCTCTAGAGCCTTACGCGTCTCATAGCCCGTAAGGCGAACCTGGTAGTAATCCTCCATCATATCACCCACAGTGCCATAACGTTTAATCTTCATCTCAGGGCTGAAGCAGACCATGTTCGTGGTGTGCCATGTCGTATTCAGCTGTAGCATTTTCTCTGCTGCAACGGCATCCGTGCGCATCTCAAAGTAAGTGTCGGCATCGAAATACAGGATGAACTTGACTTCTGTGTCATTGTATAGATCATCGAATGACTCCAGAATGGGCTTTACACCCTTCTCCTTGTCACCCGTACACAGCGTATCAAGATACGCCTTGTAATCCTTAGTCCATGTGCCAACAGGAAGCTCTGTCACTGTAATCGTATGCTTGACATCGTCCCAAGAGGCCTTACCCTTAGTGACCCAAGTAGTATCAGCCGTGCGATGGATTGTCCCAGTAAAGCCATACCACCAGGGCTGGAGGATGAGGCCGGCAAGAGTAGAACGACGCAGGAACAGACGATCCCGTAGTAGCGAAATCACGTCACTGGGATTGTGAGGAGGGATATTACTGGAGAACCCTGTGCCAATTCCTAGAGCACCGTTAATAACGAGAAGCGGAACAACGGGCTGATAGAACTCAGGCTCTACAATCTCGCCATCATCATCAATGTGCTTCAGGATACCAGCGTCATCCTTCTTGAACATCGCGTCTACGATAGGCTCCAAGTAAGTGTGGATGTATCGGGGCTGAGCCGCGTCCTGGCCACCCATCAGACGAGAACCAAACTGACCATTGGGAACAAGCAAGTTCAAGTTATTCGAGCCCACGAAGTTCTGAGCCATGCCAGTAATCGTGGAATTCAGAGAGGCCTCACCGTGGTGGTAGGCTGCGTGCTCTGAGACATAACCCGCGAGCTGGGCTACCTTAATCTCTGAGCGTAGACCACGCTTCAAGCAACAGTAGAGGATCTTACGCTGGGATGGCTTGAGACCATCCATAACGTGAGGAAGAGACCGAAGATTATCAGCATTCGAGAAGTGAATGAGTTCATCGTGAACAAAGCGATTGTAGGGAATCTTACCACCCTTTACAACCGCCAGAGTGCGACGAGGATCGTAAGTCTTCAGCCACTCCTTGCGGTCATCTGCGCGCTTCTTAGAGAACGCAAGACAGATCGCATCATCTGACTCACCGTCCCACTCAT